CTTGCGGCAGCAGTGTCTCCCTTTAGTTTTGCACTTGTATCAAGTATCTGTTTACGCATATCATGCTCGGCCATTCTGGTCTTATCTTTAATACCAGCCTGAACAAGTTGTCTAGATAAGGTTTCAATTGTGCCCTTACCCTCTTTAATCTCTTGTTCAGCACTTTCAAGAGCAGAACGCATCTGTGCAAGATTACTTTTTCTTTGCGCAATCTGTTCTTTGTCTTTAATGTCCGCCTCTGCAAGTACCGCTATATCATCTACTATGCCAAGCTTTAACATTTCCATTAACTCTTTTAAGTATGCCCAGCGATTGACTGGCATTGTTGAGCCAGCAATAAGTCTAACATCAAACTTGGCTGTTTCATAATCAAAAAACTTCCCGATTGCATCACCGTACTTGTTATATTGAATAATGTTAACCTCAACATCCTTAACCTTCTGATTATTAGGCTCTACTATTCTAAATACTTTATTTGACTTATAGGTAGCTTGCGCATAGTCCCTGACTACCTCACCTAAATGTTGTAATGACGGCTCTACTGAGTTCTTCATCCAAGTCTTAACCCTACGAGTTCCGTACTCATCGTTTGCCATAAGGCCCTTAAATGTATCATGCTGAGCCTTCATATCTCCCTGCATTGAAGAATAAATGCCAGCCAAGTACTCCATATCAGTCTTGCCAAGCTCTACAATATTAGCAAATGCAGTAGAGATTGGAGCTGGTTGAACAATACTTGGAGCCTCAAAGCCCTGCCTTATTGGTAAGAGTGCGCCAGGAGCAGATGCATAACGTTCCCAGTAGTCTTCATCTATACTTCCCTCCTGATAGATATACCTTAGGGAGGAGCCTAATGAGGCATTGTGTATCATCAGCTGGTGAGCTTTATTTAACTCTTGCTGCTTCCCTACCAGTGGAGATACTGCAGACATAGGATACGGAGTCCCTGTCCATTTATAGTGTATAGGTACTATTGGGTATTCTAGTCCTGGCAGCACCGCTTCATACATGAAAGTGTCACCGATCACACAACTCAACTTAATTCTGGCTTCATAGAACTTAATAGCATCTATAAGACTGTTTTTAAGCTCTCCCTTCATTAATACTTTAAATTCTTTTTCAGAGACTACATTGTTTTCTACACGACTAACCGCCTCCATAGCTTGAGAGATCTTCTGCTCTCTGGTCTGAGTAATTTGCTGCTCTGATTGTTTCTCTAGCTTTTCTATTTCAAGAGTAAATCTTTCTTCTATTATATTGCCAGACTCTAACTGCTGGTTGAGCTGCAATATGGTCTCCTGCACCTTTACTTGCATTTCTTTTTCAATGGCCTCCATTTCCACATCGACCTGAGCACGTATTTTGCTAATTTCTTCAGGGGTTGGCTCTATGCGATAGAATACGTTCATATACGCAATTTTAATCTTTTCATACATCTCAAAATAGTCAAGCCTGCGGTCTTCTTCTCCAAAATAATCAAATGTCTCATCAATCACATCCTTATACTGGAAATCACCGCCCTCAGCCTTTTGACTATAGCTATAATTATCACTCTCTGCCGCACCAGCATTCTTAATTTTAGTTGCATACTCTGGGAATATTTTTTGAAGGTGTGACTGGGGAATAACCTTATGAACCATTATATAGGCAGCATCACGATAGAATATATCCCTACTCTTTGGATCAATAAAGATATCAAACGGCTCAACCGTATCTACCCTTACTTCTCCGAGGCCCCTATCAGAGTGGGCATCAACCGACACCTTAAAATACCCAACACTCTTTGTTGCCGCGTCATTAATAACCTGGCTGAACTTACTCTGACCATCACTCTCATACCAAATATAGTCAGCAACATCAGCGTGAACATTGGCAACATCTATATCAGAACCCTCTGCTCCAATCGCCTGCCATCTTGGCTGATTTGCAGTAACATAAAAGTTTAACATTTCTACAATAGGAATAATACGATTAATAGTAAATGTTGGCATTCCCTGCCTTTCAAGAGTTTCGTTTTCCTCTTGAGTAAGCTGATTGTCTAAGTAAAAATCGTGCCCTTGTTGATTGACCTTTTCCCATCGCTGGCGGCTTGCACCATTTAGATTAATATAGAGATCTCTTACCCTATCAGCCTTTGTTTTTGCTGTCTGCTTTGCCATTATTTCCCTTTCTTTTTGCCCCAACTAAATGGATTTAAATTTAACTCTCTTTGATACCAGTCCATCTGCTCTTGCATTGACTGAATATGCTCCTGCTCTGCCGCCTTCCTTTCCTGATCATGTAGCTCTATTTCTTGCAGGGCAAGATCCATATTTCTTTCCAATTCTTGTATTCTAGACTCTAATTGCCAGAAGGAATAGACTACTATTGCTGTGGCTGCTATTATCTGCAATAACCACTTAAAATTCAAAGTGACAGAAAAAGAATCTCCTCCGATCACCTCGCCCTTAAAAGATCGTGCACCGCCTTTGTCAGCCATCAGGCTAATACCCAGCTTTTTGGTCTATCAATTTGTCTTCTTATCCAGTCTCCAGACTGATTTTCAGAACCATTTGGTGGATGGGCATACTTAACCGCATAAGCGAGAGCATCTATAGTGTCATCGTGAGCCATTCTTTTGCCGAAAGTAAGTATCTCATGTTGAAGGTCATAGTGGGAGTCTCGTATCCTCACCGCACCAATTGACATTCTTTGAGCTAATACTCCCTGTATTCTATCAAGCTTGCTCTGCTTAGTTCCAGGTAGTTCTTCTTTGAAACGTAAGCTAAAATCATTCTTTCTTCTCATCTCGCTCCTGAGTGCTTGAAATATTGGCTTTGACATTGAAGTATCTTCAACTGTAAACAGAGTTGGATTATACTTGGCGTTAAGATCAAACATATGGTCAACTATCCCCTTTTTGTTTTCACCTGGTATCCCAAGTACTGGTAAAGATCTCTTTCTTACATAATCCAGCACGTATATATTAGCATTAATATCGCATGCAACTATCATAATAACACTATAATCACTATCTCTTCTCTCTGAGTCTGTGGCTGGATCTACGCCAGCAAAGATATTAACTGGTATTTTTTCTCCCTCACAGTACAAGTATGGCATCATCTCATTCTCATCAAACTTATAAAACCCATCCCAGTATTTAACATGTCTCATATTAAAGATAGAGTCTTCAGCAGATTGAACCTCCATCATATACTCTTGGTAGAACTTATGAGGTTTTCCAGAGTCTACGTAGAACTTCTTTTTCTCAGTCAGCTTTGTAAGTGGAAACCAACTGTGCCAAAGCGCTTGATCTTCTTGTATTGCCTTATAGAGCATCACTTTCCAAGAAAAGTCTTTATTTTCGCTTTGAGATTTTTGATAGTTAGTAATGAGGTTATTGATGAATGAATCGTAATGAACAGGCGTACCATTAATGCGCAACCTACCGTCGTGAGGCTCCAAAGCAGGAGCAACAACAGCTGTGACCATATTTGCATTTTTAGACCTAGACTCTGAAGTAAGTGTATTGTTTTCGTCTTCAAAGTCGTCCAATACAACAAGATCATACCGCTTATGGAGCTTAGCACCACCACGAATACCAGAAATATTGGATTTTGAAATAAGTTTGCATCCATTTTTAAGCTCTATATCTTGTTCTGTCCATTTTCTTCCTTTCATATCACCGAAGTAGTACTTAATTTTTTCATTGAACTCTAAATGAGTTTTAATATAGTCCATGTTGCCAACAGCCAACTTCTGGGTTGCTGATACCCATCCATAAAATAGCGGCTCCTCTGCAAAGCAAAAGGATCTCATAATGTCAGCCTTGGTTATAACGGTCTTACCGTGGCCCCTTGGCATAATAATTGCAAGATTGCGATATTTATGTAATTCTCCATCCATCTCATCTACCGCGTCTACTATCTCATAGTGAAACCATGGGGTCTCAGATCTTGAGAAATCATCTGCTAAAAACAGCTTACCAAACGCAATTATATCATTCTTGGCTGCCAGTAGTAGTTCTTCTGCTTCTGAGACGTTTTTGGTGTTTATATTGGCCATTAAATAGGCTCATCGCCAGTTGTTTGATGCTCTGGCAATGACGGTCTTTTTACTTCTTTTAATTGGGCTGGTTCAAATCCTTGGAATATGCCCGCTACTTCAGTAACTTTCTTCTGAGTAACAACCCCAAAGGCTTCCCATAACATCTTAAGTGCGTTCATCTTATCGCTACCGTTCTTTCCATCTACGACCTGGTCTTTTGCTTCTCGTATTAAGAACTTCAGATCTACGTCTAGGCTTGCAAAGACCTCAGTTAATTCTTCTTTGGTTGGATTCATTAGTGTATTTATCCTTTCTGTTTTTAAAAGTAGCGCAGAGCGCCTTTTAGCATAATCTTTACTGTTTGCATTATATACCTCCATGTAGGCCTTAACTGCGTCTGCCCCTCTAACTACCTTACTGGCGAAGATTACCTCCTTATCTGTGGGCTTTTTGCGCTCTTTAACGGTATTTGAGTCAAGCTTTCCGTTTATTGTGTAGCGACTATCTCTTTCAGCGGTATCCATGGTTTGCGCCACCATGTAGGTTCCGACACATGTGCGCACACTCTCCCCCTTGCCAATCTTCTTTCTTTCTAAGATCTGCACATAAGCATTATCATCAGCACGAACCCAATCCCCTGGGTAACCGTCGCGCCAATTTTCTATAGGGTGTATGTCGTCTGGGAGCTCAGACTCTAGATCATATATGTGATGATCCTCTCCTTTAACTTTATAGGTTCTCATCTGAGCCCTTTAACTGGTTTTCTTATTTTCCGCCTACGTTTATGCGAGCGCTTCCTCTCAAGCTTAACTTCTGGCTCGTAGTCTTGAAACGCTGGCTCTACACTTAGTAGGGTTGATAGTACAATTGCTTCAATCAATGTGATACCCCCTTTTTTATTTTAAACTTCGCGGTATACCCGTATACCTTATTACTTATACCTATACTTATACTTATGGGGCTCTATAAGCCCCTTACTAAGCCCCTTGCATGGGGGATAGATCCCCCTTGTATCCCCCTAGTATCCCATGTTCTTGATTGTACTGGATATATTTGCGGCCATCATGTCGGACTTAGTCTTAGAATCAACCTTCTTAACCTTATTCTTGGCTATTCTCTTTTGTGCAGTTACTGGATTCTCGCCTGGATACGGCTTGTTTGCTGGCATGTGTATGTCTCCTTTAATTAATTAGGGTAAGTTAAGGATTGTTTACAAAAGTACAAAACCTAAAAAAAATGGTACAAAACAATACGCGTCCAATAACCTAAAGGGGGCGGGGCGTCGAGGGTTTTTCGGTTTTGCGATTCCGTTATCTTTGTTTTTTTTCTGCACGTTATCCTCCTCGGTGACCATTTGCTCCCATCGGTGTCCGTCGGTAGCCTGTACACGTAGAGAAGGGGACGATGGTCACCAACCTGTAAGATATCAACCTAGTTTCTCGTCGCTACTTGTTACTACTATCATTATTAGATACCATTTGGTGCAGTCCTCGGTTAGTCTATACAGGTATCGGATACCATTACCATCTAGTGTATCACTGTATATAGTATATAAGAATTGATTGAGGCGAGATCCACCATGATTTGAGGCGATCCTCGTCGCTATACTGCTATCTTTTGATCTGCATATAATCCTAGTCCCCTCGGTGATCGGTATCATTTACCATTATTATCTACTATTATATGTACCAATCCTTACTTGTTTTGCTAGTTTGAGCCACCGATTATAATTATTTTCATATCGAGGAACAAATATATGTGTTGTATGTTACCTATGTTATGTGCTTATATTTATGGCATCGATGCAGTAACTGATTAAATATATTTGCTTTTTGACATAACACAACTAATCATGTGGACAACATCACCAGAGTAATTGAGGTGAGTACATACAGAAGGGGAGACCCTCGATAGAATTGATACTCCCTCCTCAAGAGAAATGGAGATGCCGAGCTGAACTAGGTGACATGGGCTGAAAGTCACCATCGGATAAAGGTCAGAGAATAGAAGAGAATGTAGGTATGTAAGGGGCTGTTATAAACAGACAATACCGAGGAGTAGTGGGATAAAGTAGTCATAGACCATTTACGACGAGAAGAGAAGAGTGGATGACCTCCTGAGACGAAGGGAGTTCAAGACGAGAAGCACAACGAGGATATGATGGATAATGAATTTCCCCTGCATCACCGAAGCCAAACTAATAATTGCTTAATCATTCTAGTCTATTGCAGGGATA